TAACCCTCCAACCATTGGTAGTGTAAAAGCTGTAGTCATTCCAGCTCCGACTGACTGCATGGCACTACCGACTGACTTCAAACTGCTACCAACTTGAGCGAGCATGCCCCCAGACTGATTTCTCAAATCAGCAAGGGCAGACTTGGCAGCATTGACACCATTGGTGAAGTCGCTTGAGTTGGCACGTAATATGGCCGTAACGTCAAAAGATGCTCCCATTAACTACCCCCTTTCTTTGTTTGATTGATGATCCTATTCTTATCAGCTAACGAGAGCGCTCGACTTCTAGGCGCAGTGTCCTCTGGTTTAAATATTTTACTGAACTCTTTTTCATGGTCATAAAACTCATTAAAGGTTCTGTAAGCTGAGCGAACACTCTTGCCCTTGCCTTTGGTAGCTTGCACGGTCTGGTTATACCATGCTTGAATTGCTGCGTTAAAGCGGATGTCCTCTTGTTTAATTGCGTAGGCGGTGTTATACACCTCGAACTCAACAAGCGTTGTCCTGGCAGCTTCGACGTAGCTCATGCCGTGCCTTGCAATCAAGAGGGCCATTGCGTCGTCATAGCTGAAATCATAATCTGGTTGACTTTGCCCTACTCTTGAACGTTCATTGCGAGTTTGAGTAGGGATGACGCTTTTAACTCGTCGATAATTGACTCAATCGTCTCTTTGTATTTACCTTTGTCAATCAAATCAGCAAGATAGGCTTCAATGTCAGCATCACTTGGCTTTTGTGGGGCTGTAATTGTGCCAGCTTTGATGATATCCACAAAAGCTAACGGGTCGTTGATAGCGACACCCGCTGAAATCAATGTCATAGCTCCGTAGCCAGTCTTCATGCCTTCAAGCTCTGCTGAGTGCAACTTGTTGATTTCACGCAAGAACGCAAGTCCAAAAATCAAATTAAAGTCTCGTCCGTTGATAGATAGAATCATGTTTTATTTCTCCTTTATACAAAAAAAGCAAGGGCGCAAAGCCCCTGCAGTTAGACTAGATAGATGAAACTAGGCCGTCTTCTTTAGCAAGAGTGTGGTAGTCGTATTGAGCGCTTGCGACTGCTTTCTTCTGAGCTTCTGTCAAGCTGTCGGTTGAAATAATACCGTTGCCATCGATGGCCATTTCGTAAGAAAGCTCAACTTTGTCGTCAGCGGGTGCTGCGATTTCAAAGTTTTTAAGATAGCCTTGGTAATATTCAACGTCATAGACATCTTTGCCACCAGAAGTGCGTTTAGAAGCAAGGTCGACTTGCCAGCACTCTACCTTGTCGCCTGCGATGAACCATTTACGCATTTCACGCCACATTTCAGTAGTAGTGCCATCTTCACGATAAGCAAGTGATACAAATTCCCCAGACACTTCACCGTCCGAGATTGAGTTAACTACACCGTCTTTGGTTTTGGTAGTTTCGACCTCTTTTTCAGCATTGATAGTGTGTTCTGTTTGGAAACGTACTTTAGCAGCGTCTTGTGTCTTTTGGTCTTTAACACGACGGAAGAAGACCATTAGGTCTTTACCCAAAATAAGTTCTGCCATTTATTCCTCCTTTTTGGTATATGAAAATGAAAAATCCAGCACAATGTGAATCAATGGCTGGACGTCTGTATTATCTGGTAAGACTTGCTTGTCTGTCCCAGTCTTCAATAAGTTGTATTCAAACCCTTTAATTCGTTCGCTAGCTTGTTCCAACGTCTGACAGTGAGCGTCTAGCTCTGCACGCTGCACTCTAGTCCCGTAGATATGGACGGTTTGTC